AACCCCGGCCTCGTTAAACGTGTCTTCAGTCAATGCGCCGTATCTGCGCCAGCCCTCACCTGTGTCCCAACCAGGTGTCATCAAATTGCCTTTATGCTCGGACCCCATCATGTGAGCAGCCTCCGCACCGGCGGTTGTTAGGTCTTCACCTGTAGCAAGACCGTAAACACCTCGAGCTAACCCCTGTAGACCAGCCATAGGCATGCCGAGGACCCCTGTTACTGAGTCAACAATATCCCAACCAGTAGGCAAGGGAAGCGGTGCATTAGGATCTTTGTATTCAGGCCATTCAGGGAATCCAGCTTCTTGAGCAGACATTGGCTCATCAGCACGAGCACCTGATGCCAAGACACCAGCACCTCCTGCTGCTGCTACCTGATTACCACGGCCGTACTTTTGATGACGACCTGCATCTAGTCTAGAGTATCTCCAGTCCTCAACGGCTCTTTGTACCATTGGATCATCTGTACTAGCAACAAGGTCGTCAGCCATGGTGTTAATACCTTCGACATACGAAGGACCATTCAAACCGTTGTCCCACTTCTTAGCTCCAGTGATAAAGCCATTCTCATAGTTTGAGTTGCGGTGAATGTAATCAGCTACGGACTTCTCACCCGATATGCCTCTGCCCCGCTCCTTGTTAATCTTATTCCTCAGCTGCCTTGATGCAAGACCAGCGTCAATGCCTTTGGCAAGAGTCAATAGTGGTTGAGCGTCTGCATCATCGGATGCCAGCAGGCCCAATCCCCCGGCAGTCCCAGCAGCTGTACCTGCCAGCAACTTAGGATCAGCGTAGCCCATGATGTTATGCCCTTTGTAATCTGGGTCATAAGCGGCGTACTCATGGCGGATATTAACATCGTCTCTGCTGCCAAGGATATTGTAGTTATTTGAGGCTGAAGTATCTGCGTGGTTTGTAAAGTCATCCTTTACGTTTTTGAAATACGTGCCCTGGTAATTACCGCTATCCTTTACTGCCTTTGCGATCCTGTCTGTACCAATATGGATACCGGTTGTCTCCGGGTTACCAGCAAGCCCTTTATTCTTAATGCTATTGGTCTTCACAGAGGAATGATGCCTGCCTTCTCCTCTAACGTAAGCTAGGTTATCAGCATTGGTTCTTAGTGGGGTCAATCCTTCCTTGTAATATTGCCCGGGTTGATCGTCAATGGTCCCGTTCATTGCATCGTTGTAGGTATGAGCTGTGTTGATATCCTCGCTCATCCACATATCTTCATCTGACCTTGGTGGACGCCTTGTGTCATGGCCTCTATAAAGCACGGGACCATAGTTCTGGTCCATGGCTCTTGCAGCAATATCATCCGGCTCCATTGACAGAACACCATTAAGCATTCTGTCTAGCGTCTCCTCTGGATAATTACCATAAGGATTCATGTTGTTAATTTCGTCGTGAGCAAGACTCCTCAGGACTCCAAGCTCTTCAAGGCTCTGTGACTCGTCAATACCCTTTCTCAGGCCTTTGATAACAACAGGTAGCTGAGTCATCCAGCTCATTCGAAGATACTCAAGTCACGCTCGTAGTTAACGAGCTCGTCTATGTCGCCCCACTGAGCGAAGCTCTGGCTATCAACACTCAATAGCACATAATGCAATGCTTCAACAACGTGGGACTCTGGCCCTTTATCCGGTACATCCTTGAAACGATCATCACCTGCTACCTGCAGCCGCTTGAACTGGTAGGCTCCAGCCAAACCTTTCACAAGGGTCCGACACTTAGGATCAAATGCTATCTGGGGTTTACCGTGCTGGAGTCTCTGCAGCTGCGCATCCAAAGCGCCAGCTCTCAATTCAAACTTGTTGGTGTGGCAAGGAGTCGCATACAGACCGTGACGCTCGAGCATCTCAAAGCATGAGTGATCAGTGGCCTGCCCTCGCTGCGTACCCGCGGGATCACCATACATCTCTATGTCGTGGCCATCATAGTTCCTTGCTATGTGGTCCTTAAGAATGCCTCCAAATGTATAGGCACTCATGTTGTCACTAACCAACTCATCAAACACGGCCCATGTGCCATCAGCATTCAAGCAGCAGAACGCAGCAGCTGGAGTACGTCCCCAGTCTAGACCAATGTAGATCTTCTGCCCTGGATGAGGACCACAGTATTCAACATGGAAAGACTCGTTAAACGCAGGATGCACAGGTCTGCCATCCGATACGTACACAAGCTCGTTTCCAAGGTTAGCGCGAATCCAGTTCTCAGCTTTGCCTTGGCGCAGGTTGTCGTAATAAGCATTAGGTAGGTTTCGTATGTTCTCAGCCAGCTCGTTGACTACCCATCGGCCATCCACCTTAGTGACTGCACCGGGCTGCCGGCCAATCCACCAGTTATCGGGCTTTTCGCCAAGCATGAACTTACCGAGCCAGTGGTCACTGTCAGGGGCATTCGAATCTGCAATGGCACCGTACCAACTGTCAGGGCACTCAGCTCTTGCTGGGTATCGACCAACACGACTGAGAATCATGTCAACGTTGCCCTTGTGTAATTCCTTGAGCTCGTTTAGCCAGCAACCGGTCAGCTGCATGCCTCTCGCCTTCTTCTCATCAAGACCAGAGTCAAAGCTGCGGAACATAATCTCAGCCTTAACAGGGATTCCTAATGAGTCGACAGTATCAATTGTGCAGGTAACTGGACTGACGTTCTTCCATGTGCCTATACCCATGCCTTCAGTGATTGCCTTGAAGTCCTTGATTGTTGTAGACTCAAGGTCAGGTAGAGTATTACGAACTGCAAGCCAACGGCTCTTGCGAATACCGTCCTTGCTTTGGGGTTGGGTCATGATCCTATGAAGGATCTCAACGATAGATGCCTGCGTCTTACCAGATCCCAATGGACCTACAAGACATCTCATGTAGCTATTGTCTTTGTGAAACTCTTTAAGGGTAGCACCTTGAGGCTTGTACCTTAGTCGATGAACTGGCTCGACAGCGTGAGCAGCAGCAGGCGTCGACCAGCTACTCATCCTCGTCTTCACCTTCATGTACGCCCATCATGTCGACCTGAGTTGCTTTGAGGTTAGCCTCTATTTGCATCTCGGTAGCCTTAAGGTCAGGCATATACTTGCTTAAAAGCTTCTGCCTCTGGCTAATAGCCTTATCGAACTTAGCAAGGTCTTTTTCAAAGTCCGGATGTTTGGGGTCAAGGTGCTCTACTTTCTCTATTAAATCAAGAAGATGCTGAACTGACCCCCTCTCAGACAGATACTCCCTTAGGGACTCTTGGCGGATGCGCTTATTGGTTACTGCTCTGCTAACACCGTTATCCATCAGAGACTACTTTGGGAATAGGTTATCAGTATTCTACATCATAAGAATAAAGACACAAACACCAAGAGTTATTGCTAATGATACCCACATCTCATTGTAAACGGGCTTCTTCTGTTTTAATTCTTTCCTTAAAGTCTTTGATGATATCATCTAGCTCTGCTCGGTTCCACTTCACCACCTCTCTCTTGGTTTCTATCATCTGCCTTACATGGTCTTGGCCGTACATATCCACCATAAACAAGAAGTAATCATCAATAGATCTATTGCTAAAGCGATTGCACCCAGGACATTGAGCGTGGCAATTCTCTTCGTTGAGCTTGTGCCTTGAGTATGTTCTTGAGATGAAGTGACCACCATCCATTTCCTTCCAATGAGCTCGCTTGCCGCATGTAACACAAGTAGCCACACCATCCTTGTCTGCTGCCTTGAGCCTCGTGAGCTTCTGCATCAACGTTGCTGCTTGCTCGACAACCTTACCGATAGGTCTAGTCTTTGCCATTTAGAAGCTTTGATTCCTCTAACGTGAATCCTTCCACAACCCCGGTCAGCTCACTAATTCTGTTTAGCAGCACGTCCATGCTCTTTGATATCTCTTCCTTACTCAAAGAGCTCGTAGAGTCCTTGGAATACATGGCCTGTATTATAGGCTTTAACAGCAGCTCTTTACAATTCTCCATTGTGTAGGGTATCTCTAGCTCCGGCTTTAATGGATGAGGAATCCCGTACCCAGCTTCGTTCAGCCCTTTTGCTAGTCTTCTTAGACAGCAATGCAAGGCACTGTTCTGAGGCTTTGATCGCTGCTCTTGTTGTATCTCGTAAGTCAACCTTTTTTCGATGTTCTCCATCACAAACTTGCACATCTGCTCTGCCTGATGCTTGCTCGTCACTAACCACGCTTGCATTGCCCCACCTCCTTGTTACCCACTTTCTTGCAAAACCCTCCATTTCATAAAAGGTTGTTGCTGATTCGTTATCCTTCTTAACAATCCTCACATGGCTGTTATTCATAGCGTAGACTAAAACCTGATAAGCAGCACGAGCATCGCAATTCAACCAAGCACCTACATCATGACAAGTAAACAATCCAGTGGGTTGTAACGCTAACAGCTCTTCAGTTCCTCTAACGCATCTTGCATTTGACCTCTTTGGTCTAGCCACCCCATATCTCCTCAAGCTTGTACTCGTCCGGTATAGCCTGAGGTGTGTTAGTCCTCTTAGCCTCCTTGTTGACAATGATCAACCAACGCTCTTGTTCTTCGTCGTCAACTGGATCTCTTGCTAAAAAGATTTTATGTTGATACCACTTGCCCAACCAATACCGCCATGCATCAGCAATGTCTGGTGGACAGTTAGTAGTTAGTGGCTTATCCCAATCATGCCTACTTGCAGCACGTGGCCTGTTATCAAGGTAGTCAGTAATATCAGCAGGCTTGGGATAAAACTTGCTGCTAGCACAATGCTTGCGTAAAGCTGACTTCAACTCCTCTGGTGTTTCAACCCTCCCCCTTATGTATGACCTCCACATCTGACGGGCAAGGTCCGTAAACTCTCGATTGTAAAACTCAAATACCTTGCTAACAGCAGATAGCACATCGTCTTCTTCATCACGCGTCATCCGCGTTCCTCCAAGTCTCTCTCCCCCCAAATTAAAAATTTGGATAGGGGCCCGTGAAACGCACGGATACGGGTACCCATACCGTTTCATCAACAGTAGTTAACAGTTATGACGAGCTTTGGATGACTGCATATCAATCGCCAGTGCAATTGGCGTCTACTCTAGCTACTGCTCTCGTTTGCTAGACAGGCTCCCGCGTCTCCGTGGACGAACTCCTGGATCTCCCAGGCTCAGGCCTCGCAGCATATCCTCAGCGGATGAACAGTGTTAAGAACTATTGATATGAGACGTGTTTACTCGGAGGGAAACACTGTACTATTGCCTTGGGCGGTTAGTACTGTATTCCCACGCTCGACGGTCTCACGTCAAAAGGTCTCGACAACCTGTTTGACACCGCCCTTTTAATTTATTCTCATTCCCCTCTGTTGTAAACAACTTTTTGAAAAAAGACCGGCTCCCCAAACGTTTGAGCAAAAGGAGCCGGCCAAGAGCAGACCACCATTAGGCCTTCAAAAAGGAATGTCGTCCTCCTCAGGATCTATCTTCTGGCCAGGATCTACCTTGTGACCCTGGTAATCAGCAGATCCATCTGTAGCCGCGCGATCGTTTTGCCAATCATCCTCAAAACAACAGGCCTTACCGTTCTTACCGACCTTGGCTTCAGTATTTAACCAGTCCTTGCCTGGGTTCTGCTTCTGCCACTCGGTAAGAAACTCGATCAACTGCGGCACGTTCATATTGAACTTACCAATAACATAGTTGGGAGCATTATCGTTCTTTTGCTTTGGGTAAACTCCCTTGATTAAATCACCCATTGTTCTCCTCCAGGTGCATCAATGATGCTATCTTAGCTTTTTGTGTATCAGTAAACCTTGCCCACACGCACGACTTCTCGTACTTGGTAAGATCACTGGCAGCTGACTTAAAGTCCCATGTGTTCTCCTCATCCAGGGCCTTCAGTAAATCAGCTGCTGAGTTTTCAATTATATCCTCAGCTTCTTGCAAGTGATCTCGCCACTGCTCTTTGAACTTTGTCTTTTCCCCATGAGGAGCTCCACTAAACGCTTCCTCTCTTTGGTGTTCAGTCAGCGTGTTGTTCCACTCATGGAAGTCCATACAGTCGCCATTGAGCATTCTCACAGCCTCTTGGTAAGGACTCTCAAACGGCAGATCTTCACCCTGGTAAATGTACAGACCAAGACCATGCAAACCGATCGCCTTAGCAAGACACCTCATCATTGCTGTATTGACTTGAAAAGCGTTAGGTCCCTTGATTGGGTTGTTCCTGTGATCAAGCACAGGCAGATGACAACGCCTCTTGATTCCCTCAACCTTGACGGTGCAGTACACCATCATGGTCTCATCAGGGAATACAGTTGGCTCATGGAACTTGAACGTAGCAGATGGGTATTTCTTGAGGAGCTCTGCCCAGGCGTTAGCCCAGGACAGATACGTCAGATTCCCCTTCTTCTCGGTAAACTCATTAACGTTAACCCCTTGCAAGTTGGTAAACACACTACTCATCGAATATCCTCCCCAGCCATCATGGCCTGTCCATCAGCTTCAGCAGCTGTGATGTACTCAAGGCCATACAAAGCCTCCTTGAAACACTCACTGGCAGCTTCGACCATCGTCTTGCCGCGAGCGTAATGCTTGCCCGCGACAGTACGAAGTGATGCATACCAATAGCCATCTTCCTTCTTGACGATCCTCATGCCTTCACCTTCATGGAGTAACGAGCAACACGCTTACCGCTAGGCAGCACGTAGTCGTTAGCCTCAATGTTGTGACCAGACATGCGAAGGTCATGAACCCTTGCTGCCAGCCTGAAGCACCCGAATTTCTCAAGAGCTTGCATTGGCGTCAGTGTCTTACCGCGCTGCAACCACATCAAAACAGAATCGTTCTGAGACATCAATCTTCTCCTTATCCAAACTTACCATACTCGAAGCCATTGGCTTCCATCTTCTCAATTGCCAGGTGGCACTTGTCCGCCATGGCACCCATTGCCTCCTCAAGCTTCTCAACAGCATACATGAGGTTAGCAAACTCGTCGTGGTTCTCCCAACCAATTTGGTTAGCCACTCTCACAACACCCTCCATGTAAGGAAGGTGCTCCTTCATCATCTGGTCAGAGATGAACCTGATGCAGTCGTGCACAGATTCGTCGTTGAATTGATCGCTTCTAGTCTTCATAAACCCTCCGAGGAAAGGGGCAGCTTACGCTGCCCTCGCTAGGATGTCGTTAGCATCTGACCACTTGTGCCAGCCACCACCGAGTTGGTCGCACAGCTGGATGTAGGTCATGAAGTCAACTTGCTCACCGCCCTCGGCCATGATGTAGCTGCGCTTCTGGGCAACACACTCCTTGCGGAGACCTGAGTAACGGCCGGCAGTGATCTGCCGTGCGTGCCAGTTGCCGTCACGGTAGAACAGCTTGTAAGGCTCGTCCCAATCGTCCCAGGGGGTTTCGTTGTCTTCAACGATGTCCCAACCGAGGATGTACTCAGCGAAGTACTCGCTGCCTGACTCGATGAGCTTAGTCAGCGTGGGGATGCCGTCGCGCTTGATGCGATCGACTTGGCTGTCAGTCAAGAGCTCGACAACGTAGGTGCTGCCGCCCTTAAACTTCCAGTACTGAGGGCACTCGCCCTGGCCGTCCCAGTCGTGGGCGCCGTAGTTTTCTTTGTGCTGCGTTGTGATTACAAGTTTCATTTTTCTCTCCTGAACTAAGGCTGCTCAGCAGCCGACAAGACCATTCTACTAAAAGATATTGCTAATGTAAACACCTTTTAGCACAAGAGTCTGGGGCCCCGAAGGGCCCGCTGCCTCATACTTTTCCTTTGTAACCAAGCTGCTGCATGGCTTGGACTGGGCTAGAAGCTTTCTCCAAGCGAACGTACTCCTCAACGGTGACGTTCTTGCAGAGCCAGTTGACCCACGCTCTCCAAGGCTTGTAGCCATACTTAAACCGAGCGATGAAGGTGGGCTTTGGCTTACCCACCCAGCTGGGGTGGCAGTCAGGGTGAGCAACCTCCATGTTGACCGCCAGGTCGTGGTTGCCTCGGTACATCAGATACATACCGTCCCAGATAAACTCTTCTTTCACAAAAGCTGTCATTGTTTTCTCCTAGACTAAAGCTGCTCAGCAGCCGATAGGGTAATTCTACTAAAAGCCCTATATGATGTAAACATCTTTTTATAACAAAAAAAGGTGTACAAGCTCAGAGAAGTAGGGCCCCCGGAGGGGCCCGCTTTGTCATGCTGCTTGGCGGGCCTCCTTAAACACCGCTTCCTTGTTCAGCATCTTGATGACGTGGTTGCGCTCGCGCATCTGACCAGCAGCTGACAGGTCTGCACGAGAGACGTAGTCAGTCAGCACGTTGTAGACAGCGTAAGCGTTGAGACCAAACTCCTTCAAGTAAGTTTCCCACATGCTCATGCACAGGTCAAAGCGCTTGTTTGCCTTTCCCGCCATTAAGGCGTCGAGACCACCCTCGAAGTTCTCAAGGTACAAGAACTTTTGAAACACCTTAGCAGCGTGATCGCCTGAAACGTACTGCTGCATCATCGCTCTCCAGTAGGTGCGAGCTCTGTTGAAGTCACTCACCATGTTGATGACCTTGTCTGCAGCAGCGTCAGTGTCAAGGCTCTGAGTGTGGTAGCTAGAGTAGCTGCTGATCACGTCGCCGACAATTTGACCGTTCAGGCACTTCATGCGAAGTCCGCCGGCCTTGACAAGGTAGCGAGTGCTGCCGTCAAAGCTGTTGAGTGCGCAGAACTGCAACACGGTAGGTGATGAATCGTCCTTGACCTGCAGGCTCACGTTGGGAAGAGTGAACGTCACCATCGCTCTGCTGCCAGACTCGGTTTGAGTCACTTCAACCTTTGCGTCGTTAGCGTCGACCCGCGACTCTTCTATGCCTCGACAAAAGGACGAGAAGATTTCCTCGTTGCTCACTA